GGTTTATCAACGGTCATGCCCGTGTTGATAGGGCAGAAGATAGTGCCATCAAATTCAAAGCCCCGATTTACTTTGTCGGCCCCGTACAGTCGATCGCTACCCGCAGCGCCACCGAAGTTATTGACAATGATTTCATAGCGTCCACCGGGCAGAAGAGTAATAGCAGAACCGTCTCCGGCAATGGTAGACAGATTCGGGGTAGCACCAATATCGATATTCTCTGACTGAAAGGTTCCTGTCTGAGAAGCAAAGATAAACTTCCCAGCTGCAGTTCCGGCAGCCCACGTTCCTGACTGCAGCATGACACGGGTAAGAACCGCAGTTGCTCCGGACGTTGCCCCGGTAATCGTATTCCCTGCCACAATCTCCGTGGTCCCGCCCGAGGTAAAGGCTAGTTCACGGCCAAGGGCTACCAATGCCCATCCACTGGCAGAAGACTTGTACATCGCACAAGCCGTACCACCGGCATTGTTTCTAAACGCGAAGCGGATGTCATTCAGTTTAGCTATACCCAGGATTGAACCGCTTCCGGGAACAGCCGCAATGTCAGCTCTGTAATTATCAGCGGCATCGTTTGTGAATTGGGCATGTAACAACCCTGTCTCACCAGCACTAGATCTTTGGGCGGAAACAGCAGTGCCTTGAGTAACCGCACTGACTTGAAGGTTTTCCGCGGCGGTAAAAGTCCCAGTAACTTTGGTTATTACCAGGTAGGTCTGAAGGGCAACACTGGTCGCCTTGACAATAACTACCCCTGTGGCAGATGAGGTAGCCCCAGTCACCGTATCGCCCACGGCGATAGTTCCGGTCAGGGTATAGTCGAGAATCGCGTAGAGAGCAGCTGATGGCTTTGCTCGACCGTCAAACCGTTCATATCCAGGCGTGGTTGTATATCCACCGTCAGTATCTATCTCCCAGTTCTGGGCATCACGGACAGTCCCTGGCCTGGCATCTTTCGAGGGCGTGATAATGTCCAGCCCGTACTGAAATATAACATCGTCAGTGTCAACATTGGGAATTGCAAAGTAGTCTTTTGGATATCGCATTAAGCCAATGGACCAGCTTTTGAAATAGTTGGCAGCTGGTTCCCCTCCAATTGACCGCGCATTTCAAGAATGCCTTGCTTTGCCCGAGATATAATTTCCTGCGCTGATTCGTAATAGCCGTACTTCTGCATAGCCAGATAGACCAGCAAGTAATGGAATTCAACAGGTAGTTCGGGGATATCATCATTGGCGGCAAGGACCTGGGCCGATCGGTGGTAGTCCAGGGTCACTACATAAACAGCATTCGGTATGTTACCCAAAGCAATTTTGTTCTGAGGATTGACCGAGATAGTCGCAGGCTGGCCTGTGGCTGTGTTTTGTGTACCGATTCGGTAAATGCTTTTGAACATATCCCAGGGCAGATAAGACAACCATGATTGTCCACCGATACCGCCAGAGGATAGGTAAATCTTAGGGGGATCGTTAATGTCGTTGGCTCGCCAGCTATGGAGCCGAGTGATAGCAGCAGACGTTAGGGCATCAGTGAATGAGGTATAAGCATATTCACCTGTGGAGGCAACTGTATTGGCCGAGGCCGTTACACGCATCCAGCGCCACTGCCCCAGCTTCTTGTTCTGCAACTCCTCATAACCCTGAGAAACCCAGCTCACTATCCTGGCAAGGCCTGGCGTATTACCTGTAACAGCAGAAATAGCGGCCTCCCCTTGGGGGACACCGCATTCAAGGCAAACTTTCTTACAAACCTGAATGAATGTCAGTTGGCTCATTACAATCTCCGCCCGCCTTCAGGCATGTTGAACAGTTACGGTTGAGCGATAACGTGCGCCAACCATTCGGCACCGCGAGGGTGCGGGTCATGGAGGACAGAGAAGTGATACCGCAGGCCGATATGTCTGCTCTGCTTTGTATCACGTAATCCATCAGCCGTTGTGTACTCTACATTGCGATAAGTAATTGGCTTTGCCCTGGCCAGTCCTTCCACAAACTTTCGCGCTACAGTCTTTTGCTGGCCACGGATAAAGGTACATGCCTCACCGTTTACCCAGATGTTGAACCAGGGCGCACCATTGATCTCAGTCGTATCTGCGATCGATACAACAATCTTGTCCCGCATAAAGGCTTCGTTCGCATCCTTCTCTTTCAGTACCGGGCTATCAAGATCGTAATCGTCTACCGGTCTGATCAGTCCGGCATTACCTTCTTTATCGATATGGCCTGTAATAGACCCTTCACTGCCAAGTCTTAAATCACCAGCATCAACCGCTTTCTGGTATTTCTTGACGTGGATATCCGGGCCTACCCTTGCCCGGGGAGCGCTGGCCTGAGCAGTGTTCCTGCTTTTGTCACGGGCCTCGCGCCTGGCAATAATCTCGTCGACGATATCCAGAACCTGGTCATGGGTATAGCTCGATCGAGTGGGCGGTAATTCTTCGTGCGTTTCCACCTCATCATGAATCCCTGGCATGTTCACCAGACTGGGTGGTTCATGATCATATTGTTGTGGAACGTCTTGTGCGTGAACCTGCGCTTCCAGTTTGTCAGCCCTCGCCTTCTGAGCGGCTATCTGTCTGCGTAATTCAGCTTGTGATACCTTGCGTTTCGGCTTACCTGTCATAACTTTCTCCGGTTAAGGGCCCCTGGGAGGAGCCCGTAGGAATGGCGCTGTCTCACGACAGTGCGTTTATTTACTACACTTCTTCGTCTTCTACCTTTGCTTCCTCGGGCTCTGCTATTGCCCAAGACCTGTTAGGTATATCGACAGTGACTCGACTGCAATCAACCTGTCCTGTCACGACCTGCGACAATACGTTTAAAAGCGTGTCGTAAGCCACACTCAGATTTTCCAGACCTACCTGCTGTCTGCCAATTATTTCATGTTCTTTAACCACTGCGCTCTCCTGTTTGAGTTAGGGACAAAGTGACACCTGAATGCCACTTGTCCCATACTACTACAAAAACCGCCGACTGGTTACGACAGAACAGCGTGTCCGTAAGTGGTCAGTACATACATGCCAGCCGTATAAGTGCCAGCCGTGTCGCCTGCTCCTGCTGTCAGGTAGAAGTAGTGACCTTCAGTCAGAGCGGGAACCAGATTCTCGATGGTCTGTCCCAGAAGCAAGTCACCGCTGTTACTGATGTAAGTCGTCCCACCCGCACCATCGTAGGCTAAGGCTGCGCTGGAAGAGGTAACTACGTTCACATCATTATCACCAGTCAACGGGGTTTCAAGGCAGGAAAGCTCGGCCTTGAAGATCACACCATTAGTGGCCACAACGTTCCTGCCTATGAAAGCCGCACCGCCTGCCGCCAGTCCAATAACATCATTGGCGGTAGCGACACTGGCAAGGCCAGTCAGGTCAACCTTGGTCTGCGTGATGATGACGCCTTTATCTATCCAACGGAAAGTTTTAGGAACTACAGCAGTACCGATTGCTCCCGCACCATGTTCTGCCGCCTCTACCGCGGTAGCTGTAACGCCAAGGGTGACTATCCCTGTATTTGGAATAGTGATGTCCTCGCCAGAATCCAGAACCAAAGCCTTGCTCGCCGCACCAGTACCTGCCGTTACCCCATTCACAAAACCAAGTTCGGTCGCACTGATATCATTCAGCGCAATCAACTCAGTCAGATCAATCTTTGTCGATCCACCTGCAGCCGTTTTAATCCGTATCACTGACCCTGTTTCAAATTCCAGGAATTCGGTAATGATTAATCGGCGTTGTCTACCACCAGATAGTTTTCCACTCATGGCAAAAGTCCTCGTTATAATAGTCGGTTGAAGAGGGGCATTTCAGCCCCCCTCGGTTTTCAAACTAACTACAGATTAGGAAATCTGTGGTCGTGCTGGCAGTTGACTGACATTCACAATAGCGTTAGTGAAGCCAGAAGCGTTCCAGTTGCTGGTACCAATCGTGATAGTCGTTGCAGAAGCGGTATGCTTCAGGACCTGGTAGGCAAATGGGACGTGAGTATCCAGATTAATGTCCGGGAAATCCGGCGCATGGGTAAAGACACCAGCCGCATCAAGAGCACGGATAGGTCCTTGGAACAGCTTGACAGTGGCATCAGCGATCAAGCACCAGACCAGTACACAACCCTGTCCAGTAGTAGCAGTACCAACCAAAGTTTTTAGCGTTACGCCATTGCCATCAACAGTAGGCGTGGTACCAGTGGTAACAGCGGCTCGCGATGCGTTCATCTTGCCAGCGATGGAAGATTGGATAGTCACAGTCGTGTCATACGTTGTTACAGCCCCGGTTGCGGTCAGCAAGCCAGAGGAGAATGCAGCGGTCAAAGGGAATAGGTTTCTCATCGATTTAGTCCTATAAAGTATTGCGTTTAAGGGTTACTTCAAACGGTGTTTTGTCCCGGTTGTCATAACAGTTTCTCGAACAGTAAATATCTTGCCCACGGCGAGCATCGGCCCTCTTCACATGGAAGGTTTCATTGCAAGCTACGCAAGTCCTTTCCAGTCGATAAGGTACGTCACTACCGCCAACAATCTCTGGCCACACTTCCTTTTCATACGGAGCAACCCCAGCATGAATTGATCGGTGCGCTGCATTGGTACAAGCAAGCAGATTGCTTCTTACGTTATGAGTCTTCTGCTCATCGATGTGATGCACAGAAATTTCAGGACTCAAATACAGTTCCCCTGCAACTTCTACAAGGAAACTGTGGTTAGGAGATTCTTCACGCATCCATTGTTCCATTACCAACCTATGCTCGAAAACATACAGCCCTACGGAAAATGGATGATGCACAGCTCGAAGTAAGATATAGCCATCAGAATGAGTTGTTCTCCCGCCTTTCCACAAGTAATGATCCTTCCCAGTAGGAGGGTTCATCGGCCTGTGCTTCAGGGAGCACTCAACAGAACAAAACTTCCGTCTGTCTTCGTGACATTGGGGAACCGAATACTCCTTACCACAATCAGGCGCCTCGCAAACAAGACGAGCCCTGGCATTGGAATAACCTAAAGCAATGTACTTGCCTCGGCATTCCAACGAACAGGTCTTCGCCTTGTCAGCACGGAACTGATTCACAGTAAATTCAACTCCACAAATTAAACAATCTTTCTTAACCATATCAACCACTTAGCCTACAAATTCGTGACCCCGCATTCCAAAACTGCCATCCATCCATCGTTCTGAACGAAAGCAGCTGACCAGAAGATCGCACCGATATAGCCACGCTGGCCATGCGGGTCGCTCTTGTCTTTCTGGGAGTATGGGATTTCCGTTACTCGGAAAGAGTTCTGACCACGTAAGGCAACATCGCCCCACGCATCTTCGGCAACCACGATAACTGGATACACGTCGATGTTGGATGAACCGGTAGTTTTCAGACCAGTAGAACCAACTGCGGCACCAGAATCGATAATAGACGAAAGTTCCGGAGAGACAATAAACCGGAAGTTATCCACGGCGCCCATTTCCATCGGGTGCATGGGTTTGGTGCTGCCACCGTACTCAACTACCTTGGTAAAGCCAGGCAGGTTGCGTATGTCGTGGCATACATCGGTATGACAGAAGACCAGGAAACACGCTTCGACAGACGAGGTGTTGTAGCTGGCGCTGGCAGAGATGATCTCAGTGATCGTGTCTGCACGGTTAGCCAACAGTGAACGCTCAATCGCCCGGAAGTTACCCAGGGAAACTGCTTCGTCGACGGTTGCCCGGGAGGTTCCACCTGCGTAGAACTTGTTGGTACAGCCTTTCAGCGCACCATAACGCACCAGTTCACGTACCAGGCCCATTCGTTGGCCGGTCAGTTTCTTCTGCGCTTTGGGGATGTCATCTTCGTACAGCAACGCAACTTTGTTGGTGTACATATACAAGCAAGAGTATTCCAGTACCTGAACTGTAATGTCTTGCGGTGCGATAGTGTCAGGAGTGGGCGTCACGCCTTCCTGGGTCTGGTGAGCAGCTGCGGTAACTGACCATTGATTGATCGTGGTCGCGTTAGTAGTTGCACCGCCATGGGGTAACCAGCGTCTGAAAATAACAGTGTCAGAGACATTGTTGCTCAGGTCATGTTGGTTGCCGGTAATGCCGAGAACTTCCTTGGGAACTGCATGCTTCAGGATCGCTCCTTTCACTTTCCCAATTCGGGGTGTCACGGTATCGTATGCTTGAGTAGCCATGATAAGAACCTCTTATGTACAATCGTTTAGCCCTGGGTGAAGCCTTCATTGAAAGCATCGTCCACGGACTTGCCTTGTGACCGATTAGGTTTGCCGCCCCCAGTTATGGGATCTACGGCTGCATCTACTCGATCGCGCCTGTTTTGCTGCTTGGAGGCGGAGGCTTGATTGTCATAAAAAGAACTGATCAATCGTATCGCGTCTGCTGACTTACTACTGTTTGCGAGTTCCTGGATCTCAGGAGACTGGCTGCTGTACCACATATTGAAAGGTAATGTGTTGATATCCCCTTCCCAGTCTTTACCTGGAAAAGCACCATCAACTCTTACTACTTCGCGGAGCGACATTGCTGTGGCTTCGGAATCTTCTCGACTGGATGCCAGTTGGGTCTTTAGTTCTTCAAGGTTTTCAGCACCGGGTATCCCTTGAAGCCTCTGTTCGATCTTGCCAAGAACCTCATCCATGGCCTCCCCCCATAAGGGAAAGTCACTGGTCAGTTCCTTAAATTTGTCGCCATCCTTCATGGCTGCAGCAATCTGTGCCTTGGTAGGCGCTTCTGCTGCTGGTTTCGTTACCCTTCCCTGGTCTTCAATCCTGCGCAATACCGCTTCGTTTGCGCCGATCCTACCGCCCATATCTCGCATCCATTTGTTCAGACGCTGTTCGAGCAGTTCCTGCCTATCAGGTTCCGGAGTCGGTTCAGGCGTAGTATCCGGAGTTGGCCCTGGGGTCGCTGTCGGCGCCGGGGTCGGCTCTGGCGATTCAAGGGCTTTGGGAGCGGCCGTAGCTGTACCCCCTTCTTCCTCAAACCCACTATTAAACGCTTTCTCTAACTCAGCTATCTCTTCCTTGGTTGGAACCTTTACATCGTTATCGTCATCATTTCCACTTTCTTTGGGCATAAAAAAAACTCCACATGGGGATAAGCGTTGTCTCACGACAAGGCGTATAACAACCCGCATCTTTACGGGTCAGGCGGTAAGGGTGTTATCCATTACCTAAATGCGGTCAGTGCTCGGTGGTTCAATCCTTTCATCACCGCCCGGAATACTTACCCTGATAGGGGCTTGTTTGTCCAGGTCTGCCAAATTCTTGAGCTCCTTGATTACAGCAATCCTACCACGTAGAACAGCCGTTGCAATAGAGTCTGCCTCGATGTTGTCATTTTGTACACGAATCCTTTGCAGCTTGGCGTCCAGGTGCTGGAATATCTTCACCCACAAAGGCGAGTTGATTTCAGTGTAAGTAAGGACTATCCGATCTTCCGGGGACCTGTCCTGTATTAATGAATTCTTCAATGCAATATCGCTCCCTTGTGGGTCTCTTCGGCTCGGTACCAGTAGAGGTCCTTCTTTTCATCATTGACCATCAGACCATCGACCAGCTCTGCCATTACATCAGGATTCTTCACCCAATCAGGTATGTCAGCGGCATTGCAGACCTCCCAGTTATCCATCTCGCTATCCGGATTCAGGCACCGGTAGATGGTCAGGTTGGCCATCAGTATACGTGGTGGAGGCAGGTCAGGACCTTTCCCTTTCATCAGCTCACGTAACGCCCTGCTGTCTTTAATGATGATTTTACTCATGGGGCCAGCTCCACATTGATAAGAAGTTCTATCTCACCACACCACAAACACCGTGCAGTGCCACTTACCGCACTCTTTACAGCATCAAGCCATTCATGGCTGCAACCAATAACAATGGCCGGTTCAGCATCTGGCAATCCCCAGTCATCCTTCAGCACGCCCCCTTCGTGGATATGCAGGAAGTTAAAGCATTGGACGCAATAATTACCCTTGCCTGTCTCTACCCAGGTCTGCAGGCACTTGTTTTTGCTGTCGTGTATAGCAGCATGGCATTTCTCACAAGCGACAAAGACATAAGCCAGCGGGTGCGCGTCTGGAAGTGTGCCGGAGATGTGGGAATGTATTGTCGGTTCTATCATGGTCTGCCCGTGGAGTAGAAGTTGTCCGATAAATGTTTCAACTTCTTCAGAACTTTATACAGGCTGTCTTGGCGATCTAGCCACATTTGTTTGTTTTGTGGTTGGCAGTGCTTTCTTTCGGTCAATGCAAGAATAGCGGATTGATTGACTACAAGCGTGGTGA